CTTCGGCGTCCTGGTTGATGGCGTAGCGTTTGCTGGGCATCAAGGGCACCATGTTCCTGTCGCGGTGAGGCCGCAGGAAGATGTACTTGGTGTTCATCATGAACGCTGTTTCGGTAGGAGCAAACCCGCCGATACCGCCATCTAGCACGCAGTCTGCATCCATGTACTTGATGGTTGGAAAACCCAGCTTGCCGACTTCGGTGCCGTTGAAGCGCTGAAGGCTCTGCAAACTGGAGATGTAGACACTCCAGAACTCACTGTCCATCGGGATGAGGTCAGGACGGTCGCTGCCACGAACGAGGTTTGCCCACGCTACGTTCATGAGATTCTGGATGTTGGCTGCGGTGAGAGCTCCACCGTTAACCGTTGCGGAATCGAAAGCTTGCGACCGCCAGAAAGGGAACGCCGCACGATCGATACCGCCATAAGTGCCCACGGTGGGATCCGTAGGTATGGCAATGTCGAGACCGCCGATTTCCTTACCGCCGTCGCCTGTGCCGTCGGAGTAGACGCCGTCCGCTAGCGTATTCGCCATCGTGGACTCTGCCACGCTGATACGACCTTCCATCAGGTCGATCATACGCTCTCGGCCGTTGTTTTGGAGCATCTCGAGACCGGACATCACCACCGGGCAGGCAAGCTGCTTGATGGCATATTCGGCTGCGGAAATCACGTCCTGCGCTGCCACCGGCAGGAGGTCGTATCCACTGTACCAACCGACGTTGGCGTTCTCGGCGAAGCTCAGTTCCTGAAAGATAACGGAACCGCCACCGAAGGGCTTCACATTGCCCCTCTGTTCGAGACGCGCAAGTAGCGCGTTGTTCTTGGTTACGTTATCCGCAATTTGCCGCGTGCGACTCTCAATGGTCGTAGCGACGATGTCGGATACGTTTGGGAATGCCATTTGTAATCTCCATAGGATGAACCTAATAACCTGCTCGGCTTTCCCCTAGTGGGCGACGACAAGTGGGCCGTCTGTGCTCTAGGGTCTCCCCGAACTGGGAGACTACATATCAGTCGTGTCAATAGCTGCTTCTATAGCGCCCCGTAGACTTTGAGGTTGGGCAGCTCTACCACCTATGTCCGGTGAAGATCCTGCTACCCCTACGGCTTTCGCTTGAGCAGCCTTCGCAGCTTGATCCTTTGCTTGCGCTTGCGTTTGAAGCCTTCGCTGAGCAACGATCTCTGCTAAGTCTGGTCGTAAAAGTATGGCACGGTCGTATGCCTCTTGTAAAGTCATTTGTGTGTTCCGCATTGCTGCGGCTTCCAAGAGGTTTGCCATATCTGGCCGTACATCTTCGTAAAATTCGTTTGCTGGATCTTCCTTAAATGTTTCCACCTCAGTTTTAACTTCGCCCTGCGTTTGTTCAGCAGTGCGAATTGCTTGATTCTGCTGCTGCGCCATGAACTGCTGATAAGGCTGAAGTGCTTGGTTGATAGCCGCTGTTACGGAAGGATCAGGCACTGCTCCGTTATATCCCTCTCCAGGCTGGCTAGCCTGAACTTGGTTGGTGAGGACTTGATCGAGCATACTAATGTCAATGCCGTACTGCTGAATCATACCTCCCACAAGGGCGGCCTTCTCCTGTGGCGGCGAGTGGCGAAGCTTGTACGCGGTGGACAGATAATTGTCAAAGGCATCCATCGCACTGACGTTACGGCTGACCAGCTCCGCTTGATACGGAGCTACCTTAGCGTCAAAATCCTGTTTGAACCGCCTAGACTCCGCTGCGAGTTCCATCCCCTTGGCAATGTCCACTTCTCTGCGAATTACCTCGCGCTGAACATCTTCCGGAAGCGCGTCAAACTTTTCTCGCATGGCAGGCTTCCAGCCCTGCGGAGGTTTTAACCCTTGGGCAACCGGAACTTTTTCGCCGACTTTTTCTTGGCCTTCTTCTTGGACTGCGACAAGGGGGCGCTCATCGCCTGATGGCTCTCCACTTGCTCCTTCATCGTCGGCACTTTCTCCCCCTGCAAGTTCTTCTTTGGCTGGGGTTTCTTCGACCACAGGTTCGTCCACCACTGACGGAGTTTCGTCCACTGGCGGCGTAGCCACGACATCACTGCTTTCACTGCTTTCATACGCAGCCTCCAGACTTTCTTTTAAAGAGTCACTCATTACGGTGGTCCTTCTAAGTGGTGGATTGCTCTTTCAACAGCCTCGCGTGTGCCTTTTCTAGCTTCTAATTCTCTTTTACGCGGAGCTTCGGCCCATTCCTGCTTGTAATCGTCAATCGTTGTGAGGTTATTCCGGCGCATGTACTCGCGGTGCTTTGCACGCGAGGAAATGTCAGCACCGTCCGTTGCCTGCATCCCGTCATAGTGTCTATCACTAATAAGTGCATCGGTGTCAGACAAGTTACGCCGAGGAGTCCAGTGGTTGACATCCACTTCCTCCAACTTAAAGGTGCCGTCAATCTGCCTACGCTGTACCCACCTACGTCGCACGGGCTTTCATCCTGAGGATATCAGCTTCAGTTTGACCCCTGAGCCAAGCAATGCGTCGCTCATTAGCAGCATCCATGTTATCTTGCTCAATATCAGCTTTAGTCTTAGCCCACTCTTGCTGGATATCCTGCTGCGTCTCCTGCATCTTAGCCTGAGCATCAGCCTGCGCCTCAATGACTTCGGGCGGGGGCGGCTCCGGTTGCTGCGCTTTCTTCTGCATATCTTGCATGGTGGCGTTGACCGCTTGATCCAACACACCTTCCAGCACACGACCATTCTTAAATCCAGCCGCCGCCCACTGAAGCGTCTGTAAGATGAGGGGGGCGAACCGTGGCTCGGCTTCGATTGCCTGCCAGCTCTGGCTGACCAACTGGCCCATAGCCGTGACGTACTCCATACGTGACTGGCGCTCTAAAGCGTAGTCAGGTATAGACATGGTGTCAGCCTCCACCTCCAAGCGGTAGGATGACACCGGCGTATTCTGTATCAACTGAATAGCTGGTTGAATAAGTTGAGCGTCAACTTGAGGCGTCATCTCAATGAGACTCTTTTTAACCATAGTCTCTGGTTGCCAATGCAGGGCGATAATCTCCGCCTTAATCCGCATGGCCTCCTGGACGAACTCTGCAATAGTCCCCTGAAGATATTGAAGGCGGACACTGCCGTATTGTGCTTTGAGTTGCTGAGCGCCCAGGGTTTCTCTCGCATTCGTGTTGCCCCGCATGATATCACTTATGCCAGTCAACTCGTATAGCTGCTGGACTAACTGATCTCGGAACCTTCCGAGGACCTCAATCGTAGTGACTATCTGCTCAATAGGAATCCAGTCAATTTGTCCCTGAACACCACCCCTTTCTGCAAACATAGCCCAGTTATCAACGGGTATGAGCGAATTTTCAGTGCCCTGTTCAAAGAGTCGTTGAATTCCTTCTGCGCTCTTATCGTAGACTCCGGAAGCTTTACAGGCTTTGATGAGCCAGTGGATCCGAGTGTTAATGGTGTCAATTTCTTCATACTGATCCTTGGCCATGTAGTAGTCAGGACGCGGAGTCATGTTGCTCGTAGAGTTGGTGGCGGTGAGCGGCTTCGGGCAGGGGTAGAAACTTTCCAAGCCCAGGGGGTCGTCCTTAACGTCTAGGATATAGTCTACGTCAACAACAGAAACCCAGTAGACTTTGCGATTTGTTTTATTCCAGATCTCCCAGACGTCAGTGGTAGCTTCGGGCCTACGAACCGGCGTATTATCTTGTGCGCCTACGCGATCCACGTTCTCAAATTTGTCGGAAAAGGACAAACGATCGGCAACTTGCTTGCCAAATCGTTTTGTAACCGATTCCTTTGTCATGTGCGCGAGGCGCGCGACCCACCGTACCTCTTCCCAAATACGGCAGGGTGCCCACAAGAAGTCTTCCCAATGGATGTAGTCCGTTATGGCCTCTTCATCCACAATTTGCTCATACTCGATGGGCGTGCCAGGAATCTGCTGCGTTACAGTCTTTACATCATAGCGGAGCCACACTTGGCCAAGACCTGGGACTAACCTGTCTTCTGTGGCGTAGGCGAACGCGACGTCCATATCGCCTCTTGGCCGCTGGAGTCCAAGTTTGAGTAGTCTTTCCAGGATTTCCGCTGCCACTCGTCCCACGTCATCTGAGAAATCGTCCCACTCGCGCTTAACGGTGGGTTTCGGTGGGTTAGCATATAAAGCAGACCGAAGGACTCCCGTGTTGGCCCAGAAGATATTGAACTTTCTGCTGAGCTCGTCATTCGCCTCACGTTCATCGAGATAGCGCCGTTGTGTCTTGCGCCCGCGTTCATGAAATTTTTCTATCTCTTTGCTGGCCAGATGTATCTGGTCTTTCCAGTACTGAATGTCATACTTGGGCGCACCAAGCTCTTCACCCATTACTGTCGGATCTTTATCGTCGTTTACCCGTGGCTCCGAGGGGGAGATACCTTGCTCGGTGCTGGACATTACCATGCTGGAATCGGCCATCTTATTGCCCCGCTAACCATTCTTCGTAAGACTTGGGCGATGAGCCCTCCATCATGGCTTCAGCAGCATATCTCTTGTATGCTGGCCCCATTTGTAGAGCCTTTCCTGCTCCAGCGGCTGTTCCCGTACCCAGCATCTCCGGTTTCGGAGCTGGGTCTTGTCGCAAAACTTGCGCCATCACTTGTTCGTTTGCCATGTCAATTCCTGATTATAGAGATTGAGCAACTGCGGTTATTTTGAAACTCCGCTCCGTTGGCTGCGTCGACTGTATAGTCAAATTGGTGCCAAGTGACATTGTCTGTCACAGAGGTGATGGTAACGTGCAAATTGCGGCTGGGATCATTTTCTTGTGCAAAAATCATTTGATCACCAGGATCCACCCCATCGTAGATGTCATCAACATCTACCCCGCCTTCTGTAATGTTACTCACAAAAGCAGCGACTGACAAGGCTTTTACGCTGTTGTCCAAACGAAATCTACCTGGGCCTGGATCAAGTGCCGCAGTGTTGTTATCAAATACAAAATTAGCTCCCCCTAGAAAAGCTACCAGATCTTC